GAGGTTACCGCGGCGGTGGCGCCGGAAGCAATCGTCACGTTGTCGCAGTACAGGACGTTTGTGTTGGTAAGAAGTGCGTCACGGATGAGCGTTTCCTGGGTTTCGGCGGCGGAAGCACCCATTTCCTCGGTTGCACCGAGAATCACGTCGTCGTAGGCGTGAAGCTCAAGCTGATCGGTCACGGCAGCAAAAGTACCGTACTGCTCGATCGCGCCTTGCTTGGAGCTCATACCGAATTTCTGACCGTCCGGAATGACACCTTCCTGCAATTTTTCTGCCTTGGCAAAGGTGTTCCATTTTCTCCATTCCACGTTTTTGCCGTGTCTGGCAGGCAATACCTGCTTCTTGGCGAACTGCGCGTAGAACATCTCCATGCGCGCGTTCTCCAAAAGTTCTGTGTCGTAAAAGGTCTTCAGCTCGCCCGAAAGCGTATTGACGGAATCAAAATCCGTTTTCGTGCCTTCATATGCGTTAACGTAACCTGTGGTCGCGTTAACAAGAGTGCCTGCGTCGGCAAAAAACTGAAGACCGATGTTCAAGTGTTTTTTCATATGATTTCTCCTTCATAAAGATTTTGTGGTGAGATGAGGAGAAATGTTCGCGGTTATCTTTGTCCAGGATACACTTTCTCCCCGCGAGCCATTCTTGCGCGAAGGTTGTTCTTGAACGCCTCTCTCTGCGCTTTGCTCGCTTTGGAATAATCGAATGCGGTCACGGAAGGTGCTTGCGAGGAAGCGCCGGATTCTTGCGGCCGTCTGCTTCCGGATCGGATGGCGTTGGAAAGCTTTTCCGCCGTCTTCTGCGCAATGATCTGCGAAGAGGCAGCTTCAATCTCTTTGCGATGTACGGCACGATAAGCATCTTCAACGCTCATGATGCCTTTTCCGGGTGCGGTCATCCTTGCGAATACGGGATTCTGAAGCTCTTTTCTAAGGTCGAAGTTGGGAAATATCTTTCTTAACGCTTCGCCTTGCTTCTCAAGGCTTACAAAATGCTGCTGATATGCCTGCTCCTGAAGCGTTCTCTGCTCCATAGCTTTTTGCCTTTCTTCCATATCCTTCTGCCTTGCTTCTGCACGCTCCTTTTGATCAACTTTTTTCGCAAATTCAACTGAGGTACCCATCTCGAGCGCCTTATCTTCGTAGTATGCGTCATCATCGTTGATCTTCTGTGCAAGAACCTCGTAGTCCATGTTTTTGGAGTCAAGATCGTACTTGCGAGCAAGGACCTCGATAGCAGGAGTCATCTTACTCAGCGCTTCTTTTGCGCTCTTTTCATCCTTCACACGGGAGCTGACAATTACCTGGATCCGTTTGTTAAATTCAGGATTTTTTGTAATCTCCTCCCAATTGATGTCAGAGGAAGCATTCTCTTCCGTGGCGGGTGTATCTTGTTTGGCAGGAGCGGAATCTGCCGAGGCTTCTCCGTTCGGTTCTGCGGCAACGGTCCGGACCGTCTGCGCAGGTGCCGTAGAGGTCGCCTTACTCGCTCTTTTGCGGATTTTGCTTTCGGGAACACCCAATTCCCTTAGCCTCTGCTCGGCGTCAGCAGCCGCATTGTTTACGCCCGTTGTAGCTCCGTCTCCGTTGCCTTCGCCTGCTCCTGTGCTGGAAGCGCCGGCAGAACCTGCCGCGCCTGCACCCTCGCCGCCGAAAAACTGAAGGGAGAGCTTGAAAATTTTTTTCATTTGAGTAAATCCTCCGATATTACTGCCGGTTAGGCCGGCGAATCCTATATCAAGCCAATGGCTTATATACGTAAATCAATGTCTTCGACGATCGCTCTCTTTTCCAATGTGTTCAAATAGCCGCCCATCATGGCTTTTTGCTCTTTCAAGAGAGCCAAGCTGCATGATGGTGTGAAACCGAGCTTACCCGTTTCATATTTGAGGCACATATTGTGAAGCTTTTCATAGCGGATTTTTGTCTGAAGATATTCCGCCTTGAAGCGCTCCTTGTAATCCGCGCTGTTCATCATTTCGACAGTATCTTTCAGTTCCATATCTATTCTCCTTTAAGGCTTAATGCAGATATTCTGAAATTTTTTATATGCGTCGAAGTAAATCTCGTCTTTTGCCTTGTTGTACGTGACTTCGTAATACATTCCGTCAGGAATTGTGGTGGAAAGAAGCGCCTTGATGTTTCCGAGAATATAGGCGTTCCATACGACGAATACGTCAAATTTCGGCATGGTGTCCGTCTTGTCAATGTGTTCTTTTGCGTAATTTTCAACGATTTCTTTTGCTTTTTCAATGAATTTTTCGTTTGTCATAATAGATTCCTTTCACTTATTTTCCTCCGGGCTGAGAAGCGTTCTGCGATTTCGCCCTTGCCTTTTCCACGTTTGAAGCTTCTTTCGTGCCGGCAAGCGCATTGCTTTTCGGCAGCTGTCCGCCGCCGGTCTGTGCGCCTGCTTGCATTCCTACGTTCTGCATATCCACGGCAATCTGCTGAACGTATTCCGGCGCCGCCTTCTGCGCCAACATCATGGAAAGCTGCATATATTGCATGAGCTTGTCAAACATCGCGCCGTTCTGCGCAACCTTCTGCATGACCGTATCTTTTCCGTCAAAAGACATGAGATCAAGACAGAGAAGTGCCTGATCTGTCATTTGAGGGTTGAAGAATCCCATCTTGAAAAATTGCAACGCAAGCTCGTTTTGCGTAGTCTTGGTATAGGTGTTTTTCTTCTGCGCCGACACCTTGATGTCGAACAAAGGAAGGCGCATTCCCATATCATGACCAAAATCTACGCCTTGCGCCTGCGGCTGAATGCCCTGATTGGTATAGGTGACGTATTTTTCTGCGCCGTACTGACCGAGAATGCGGAATCTTCTCGGCATATTGTAAAATTGACGGATCAGCTCAATGCAGATCTCCACGATCTTGGAATATGCTCGGTACGAGGATTTCGTACTGTCGCGCGATCCCTTACCGCTCGCTTCCTGAAGCGCCGCGATTGCGGAAGCCGCCGTAACGCCGCTGGAGGTGTTGCCGGTAGAGGTCTCCGTGTTGCCGGAGGTCTCACGAAGCTCGTTCACGTCCCATTGCAAGAGGTTGAGATAAGAGCCGTCGATCGGCTTGTGCTCGATCAGGCGGAGCGCGTTTTCATCCATACCGCCTGCCGCATGAACGATAGGATTTTCAAGGTCAAGGAATTCCTCCTCGTTGATCGTTCCGTCGTTACGCGAAAAATACCTCGGCATAGCGCCGACACGGGCATTTCGTACGAAACAAGTCTTCAGCATATCAATCTCCGTCTGCGGATTCTGACAAATATCCACGTAGCCGTAACCGCACGGAGAGCCTTCAATCGGAAACAGTGCGTCGAATACGTATGGATACAGGCCGTGATCGTAAAGACCGGCGAGAGCCAAGGGAGGCTTCGGCTGTCCCATCCCATCCATGAGCGGTTCCATTTCGTTCTCCGTCGCGTAGAGAACGACGTCGCCCACGAATTTGACGTATTGCAGCGTGTTCTTGCCATCGATATACTTGTGGTAGTAACATTCAACGACGGTGGTCTTGTTCTTTGTGTCAACGTGGTCGTCGTAAAGGAATTTTGAGCTGATAAAATCATTGCCTTTCACGCCGTCTGGAAGCTTGTCAGGATAGCGCTCCGCAAGCAGATCCTTGTCACACAGCTCGGTGTGGAAGAAATATCTGGACTTTTGAATATCCGTAACACCAGGCTCCCAATAAATATTCAGCAGATTTACGCATTCCACGGAGATATCGCCAAGACCGTTCAACTTGCTCTGGTCCCAAACGATCTTATATACAGCCGTGCCGCCCTTCATCTTTCGCCACATCGCGTCATTGTAGATTGCTTCAAATCCGTTCTGCTCGAGGACACATGGAATGATAGCGGAAAGCATTCTCGCTTCTCCACGGTCGCCATCCTCGCGCGGCAGGATATTCGGCTCAGGATAAGCTTCGATCGCGTCCGCGTGCTTCGATACGATGACGTTGTGCAGCCATCCGGATTTTGATGTAAATCCCTTTTTCAAAAGGTCGGTCTTATTTTGCTCCTCTGCTGTGTTGCGCAGCTTCCACCAATTCTCGGAGGCAATAATCCGCTGTTCGGTGATCGCCTTTCCCGTTTTGTATTTCTGCAAAATCTGAAGCAGCTCCTTGACCTGCTCCGAGCCGATCGGCATTTTCATCGGCGCCGCTATGGCCTCCGAAGGCGGCGCCTGCGCCATATCCGTCGGTACCGTGTCCATCGGCGGCGTACGGTTAACATTTGTATAATTCATGGAATGCTCCTCTTTTCTGTCATTCTGGAGGGAACGGAGTTCCCGATAGAATCTCATATTCATGGAATGCTCCTCTTTTCTGTCATTCTGGAGGGAACGGAGTTCCCGATAGAATCTCATAATATCAATGCGTAAATTGATCAAGCGGATCCGTCAAGAAAATCTTCTTCTCCACAGGTGCTATCGGCTTGATCGGGCGTGACATACACATATATCTGATCTCGTCCGGACAATGGTCCTCGAGCTTTGTGTCAATGTCCTCCGGTTTTGTTTGAGAATACATCATCAGCGGAATCGTTCGGATTGCCGCTTTGCAATTTGAAAAGAAATACATCCTCGGATATCCTTTCTCATCGAATTGCAATCTGTAATGCACCTGCATCCAACCTGCGATACGTTCGTTATCTCCAGGAGTGAAGTAGATACCGTACCGCATAGCCGTCTCCGCAATGCTTTCTCCGCGTGAGCTGTCCCAAATGGCAGGATCGGCAACGCTGTCCACGATCTTCCGCCCTTTTAGCATTGGATGGGTGCGCTCAACCTCTGCGAAATATCGGAATTGTTCGTCGGGCGTCCACTTCACACCCTCGTCAGGCGTTGCCGTACAGCCGTACACATCCATGATACGGTATAGGATGCCGTCGTAGTCTATCGCCCAATATCCGAGGCTGAAAGGCTTGTTGTAGCCGAAGTCATAGCTTCTCATGATGTTCCACCCGCGCGGAATTTCAAACGGTTCAATGACGTGCGTAAAACGTCTCTGAATCAGCGCCTCCTCAGGCGATACGCCTGCCTTGTGGCACAGATCAGGATCGGGCGTTTCTCTGAAATCCTCGAAGAATTGCCCTTCAAAGATATCCCACCTGCCGTAAAGCCACGCCTCGCGGAGTTTGGGAGGGAGAGCCTCAAGCTGTTTGATGTAGTCTGGCTGAGCCGCCATCAGAGCCTTATTGTCCGTCACAAGGGATTGCATGAAGGTGTAATCTTCGGGATTCTCTCCCGACT